CGGCCGTATGACCACTACAGTACATTGTGCATGTTGCACAAATATAAAGTGGCGGATTTGTGCAATATTTTTTCAAAAAACTATTGACAAATATCAATACCTATGTTATACTATAATCACAAAGAGGAAATAAACCAAAACCAACAACAAAGGAGAACAACAAAATGAAAACATCAAGAGTAAAAGCATATTATCAATATTACATGCGCGCAGTTAACTACTATGGGCATCGGAGACTAATCGATTGCTATAAAAACCCGTCTTGGGCAAAGGTGAGAGCGGAACGAGTAATTGCCGATGAGATGCATAGCAAAGACGGCTATGGATATAGTGTTATTTGCTATAACTCAACTGTATTTACTTGCGGTTATCTATTTAATAAAGACGGCGAGTTATGGTTTGCCGTTCATACGCCTACATATTATGGCGAAATGAAAATAGAGGAGGATTAATCATGTTAGCGCTTCAATTAGGATTATTAGCAATTATAGGCGCGGCAATTGGTGTATTGCTACTCGCATTATACAACATACACCAATTAAACAAAGCGGCAGACCGGCGGCACGATGAGAACATACAACGCAGTATAGCGCGCATTAATCGAACCCGTAGACAGGTAGAGCGCGAACGGATAGACGCGATTATCCGGGAAATGGAGGGTTATTAATGAAAGTACTGATAGCCTGTGAGGAAAGTCAAGCCGTCTGCAAGGCTTTCAGGGCAAAGGGTCACGAGGCGTACAGTTGCGATATAATTGAGCCATCGGGGGGTCATCCCGAATGGCACATACACGGAGACGCGATAGAAGCTTTAAAAGGTGGCGTGATAACCACGATGGACGGCGTCGGGCATGATGTGGGCAAATGGGATATGTTAATAGCTCATCCACCATGTACATATCTTACCGTCACTGGTAATCGTTGGTTTAATATTTCGCGTTACGGTGAAAAGGCTGTTCAACGCTACAAAGACCGCGAAGAAGCCGTTCATTTCTTTATGCAGTTTGTTAAATGCAACATCCCTAAAGTTGCTATTGAAAATCCTATAGGTTATATGTCAACAGCGTACCAAAAACCGGCACAAATTATTCATCCATATATGTTTGGCGACCCGGCAAGAAAAGCAACCTGTTTATGGTTAAAGGGTTTGCCAAAATTAATACCTACTGATATAGTAGAGCCTGAAATTATTCACTACAAAAACGGTAATGGTACAGATAACCCGTGGCACATGGAAACTATGAAATTGCCGCCAAAGGAAAGAGCAAAGGCGCGAAGCAAAACATTTCCCGGTATTGCAAAGGCCATGGCCGAACAATGGGGTTAACAATTATCCGTGAAATGGAGAGTTATTAATGAAGACGGTAGAGTTATGTGAGCATAGCGTATCTCGTTTATGTAGTGACGGATATTATGACACATATAGATACAGATACGAATACATAGGTTTCACATCTCGCAACGAAAAAGGACAGCAGCATATAATTGCCAAACGTTATCGACTTATAGACATAGCCCGTCGTGACTACGATACGTTTGAGCTTGTCAAAATCTATTGGTGATTATTCACAGATTTTTTCAAAAGGGGGTTGACAAACTGGTTAAGATGTGATATCATATAATCACAAAGTTAATAAGGGCGCGGCTTTGTGGTTCTTCCTGTTCCCACCGTTCTGTATATCATTCCCTAAGCGCCCTTTTTCATATGCGGTAATAGTGTAGGCCGGTGCAAATCCGGCAGCCGCAATAAATATATTATAAAGGAGTCAAACACAATGGCAAGAAACACAATCACCCGCACAATGAAAACCACTCATGCAACAGTAATGGTAGTAGACACTGAGACAGCAGAGGTTAGCAATCTCACGTTCGAGCTGCCCGGCACGTTCAAGGATGACGGCGCAACGCTCAAGGCAATTGCAAAAGTCGCAGATGTGCCCGTAACCACTAAAATTGTTGCAGTCGTAGACCGTGATGTTTCAGAGCAGCTTTATGCAATCTCTGAGGCCGATTTTCTCAAGTACGCACATCCTGTAGTAAAGCCTGCACCCGAAACCGACGCCGACAACATCATGTAATTGAAAAGGAGAAACAACAATGAATTACGAAGTAAAAATCACCGAATGTAGCAAAGACCTCAAAGCCCGTGAGCGCCTGTTTGTCAAGGACACGTCGGACGCCATCAAGCTCGACGAAGCAACCGCAGAGGGCGAAATAATCATCACCCCGGCATATTACGCAATACTCGGCGTACATAACGAAAAAGCCGACGATGTAGACTATTCTACATATGTTGTCGTAGACATAGCCGGAAACAAGTTTGTAACTGGTAGCGATAGCTTTTTCAAATCATTCCTTGAAATCTTCAACGAAATGTCCGGCGAAGATGAGGAATATAGCATTAAGGTTTACCGCCTTGAGAGCAAGAATTATAAGGGCAAATCCTTTATTACCTGTTCAATTGTGAACGACTAAAATTTAATTCAAGTAGCGCGGAGCATTAATCCGCGCTACTTATGTAAAGGAAGTGGCGGACATGGCAAAAAAGAATAAACCAAAACGCCAGACACAGCGCTTGAAAAGCGTTGAGGCATGGAACAAAGAGGTCAAGCGAATAATACGGTGGAGCAATAAACTTGCAAAAGAGGGATTAACGGTTGATTTATCAACGGTTGATTTATCTACACCGTCACGAATAACAAAGTCAAAGTTGAAGAAGCTCCATGATATCCGAGGGAAAGCGCTTTACTCTCATTTTAATGTATATGCTAGTGCATGGGAGACAGGCAGTCAGGCACATGCGTTAGCTTTAACAGGGATTGCCGTAGGTCAAAAATTAAGTCAACAGCAAATCAAGGCATATCGCAAAGCAACGCGCGAATATGTCGCGGACACAGGCGAGCAAAATAACCCGGATTTTAGCGCAGAAGATAACGCATACAATAACGCCATAGCTAAACTTAAGCAAGGACAAACGCCTGAGTCTGAACGGGCATTAGCTCTATTTAACGCACATTCTGATGATATAGATTTCAAACGTAATATATTACGCGCAGAGGGCGAAGTCGTAGCCAACATAGACGTGATAGTTTATAATAGCAAGGCTATATATCGTGAGTCATCATATAATGAGTTAATATCAATTGTGATGCAACGCCCATTAACATTACAAGAGTCTGGGCAGTTATCGCACCAATGAGCAAAATACTAGTCGGAGACTTTGAAACAACCGTTTATAAAGGACAAAAGCGTACAGATGTTTGGGCTGCGGCATTTGTTGAATTAGGGACAGAAGATGTGCAACTGTATGGCAACATATACGACGCATGGGATTATTTAGTCTCTCTAAATCAGAAGCTAACAGTCTATTTTCATAACTTAAAATTTGACGGCGCTTTTCTTTTGTCGTTTTTCTTAAAAGATAAGCATTTTAAACAAGCCTATAACATTCTAAACGAAGAACAAACCGACTATGAATTTTTATCTAATAAGGATATGCCAAACAATAGCGTGAAGTATCTTATCTCAGACCTCGGCCAATGGTATACAATAACTGTTAAGGTAAACAACAACATAATCGAATTTCGCGACAGCCTAAAACTACTCCCCTTTTCTGTCAAGGAAATAGGCCGCAGCTTTAAGACTAAGCACCAAAAACTTGACATGGAATATGAGGGCATACGTTATCCGAACTGCGAGATAACCCCCGAAGAACAGGAGTATATCAAAAATGACGTTCTTGTAGTCAAAGAAGCGCTTGAAATTATGTTTGCAGAGGGGCACGATAAGCTAACCATAGGAGCTTGTTGCCTCAATGAATTCAAACATGGTTTTGACCGTTTTGAGTATCGGAGATTTTTCCCCGACCTTAGTGCGCTTGAATTAACAGAGCGTTTCAAGTACCCGACAGCAGATGCTTATATCCGTCGAGCTTACAAGGGTGGGTGGTGCTACGTCGTAAAGAACAAAGCGCACAAAACATACTACAACGGTACAACAGCAGACGTAAATTCGCTTTATCCGTCTATGATGAGTAGTGAAAGCGGTAACATATACCCATATGGACAGTCACATTTTTGGTCAGGGAATTATATCCCCAAAGATGCTAGCGACGGTAGACACTACTATTTCATTCGAATTAAAACCCGTTTTCGTATTAAACCCGGATATTTGCCATTTATACAAATCAAGAACACGTTTCGTTATCGTGGCAATGAATGTCTTGAGAGCAGTAGCCTAACTGACGCAGAGGGCAGAGAAACCCGTTTCTATACCGACGCAGACGGAATAACACATGATACAAGCGTAGAGCTGACGCTAACAATGACCGACTGGACACTAATGCAAGAGCATTATTACCTCTTTGATTGCGAAATTCTCGACGGGTGTTATTTTAGAGCCGCGGCCGGTTTCTTTGATGGCTATATGGAGAAGTATAAGAAACAAAAACAGACAAGTAAAGGCGCAAAGCGACAGCTTGCAAAGTTATTTCTTAATAATCTTTACGGGAAAATGGCAACAAGTACAAATAGCAGCTTTAAAGTTGCGCGAGTAGATGAGAACGGCGTTCTCAAGTTCCTTGTAGTCCCCCGGCACGACAAGCATGCAGGGTACATCCCGATAGGTGCAGCTATAACTTCATATGCTCGAAACTTCACGATACGAGCAGCGCAAGCTAACTATCATGGCGCGGATAAACCCGGATTTATATATGCAGATACCGATAGTATTCACTGTGACCTATTGCCTGACGAAATACAGGGCATCAAAGTACACCCGTCTGACTTCTGTTGTTGGAAACTTGAAAGCGAATGGGATGTGGCGTATTTCACACGGCAGAAAACATATATTGAGCACGTTGTTAAATCTGACGGGGAACCCTGCGAACCTCATTACGATGTGCGTTGCGCCGGAATGAGTGAAACATGTAAAGAGCTGTTCCTGCATGCAATCTCTGACAAAGCGCCTGAAACATTCCCAAAGTATAACGAGCTACCCGAAGAACAGCAGCAATTTTTACAAACCAAACTAACATTAACAGACTTCGACATTGGGTTAAAAATACCGGGCAAATTAACGCCTAGACAAATTCCCGGTGGTGTGCTGTTAACCGAAACGACATATGAAATGAGGTAGAAATATGGAAATTAAGAAATGCCCCTGTTGTGGGGGCGAAGCCCAACTTTTAAAGGAGGATTTAGCAGGGTATAGAGTAAAATGCATAGGCTATAGGTGTAATATTATGACACCTTTATGTTTTACTGAGGATACCGCTGTAGAGATTTGGAACAGTCGATATGTCGAGCAACCACAAAATGAACGAGTAAAATATGCTCTAAAGCGCCTTGAAGAAAGCGGATTTGAAGTCCGATGTATGAATGATAAACAGGGTCTTATTCATTGCTACGACAGAGACGGAGAATTAGTGTGCTACTACGATACCACAGGAACAATACAGGGCAGCGATAAAAAAGGTATATTGCGCTTGCTTGACAGACTGAGAGGGTATAATGGCTAAATCAATCTGCTATGATTACCGCACTGATATATTAATACCATGCAGCGCCGTTTCCGGGCTTGATATAGCCTATTTTTTACACCACAGGGCAAAACGCAGCGGATATGTGCGAGAGGGATATTGTTTAATTCGTGAATATTCAGGGCGCTTTGGAACTGGCTTTATACTTGCGTCAAACGCAGGTCACGGAAACGTTTGGATAGAATATTATATTAAAGGAGATTAACATAATGATGACGAAATGTTTTGAGTGCTATGGCTCACGCACAGGAGTTTGCAAGAACACAAATACAGTCTTTAGAGATAAGGAGTGTGAATATTATGTTGATAATTTCTCAGTTAGGGAACATAACAAACTTAATAGGCGCAAGCGGAATGATAACGGTGTACAAAGATGAATATGTGGGATTTACATTTGGAGGCAATGCCGTATACCAACAAGCATATCCAGCTTGTCATGGAGCAATTGGAGATAGAAAATCAGAGGCTATTAAATCCGAATGGAGATAGGACATTATCGCCGCATGAAATTTGCGAGTTTGACCGTGAATGTTATTATGCTCATATGTATGCTATTGCATACCTTAAAACATTAAAGGACTATATTAATGCATTGTAAATTTTCTAATGACTGTTTTACTTGCCCACTCTCTGACTGTAAACTATCTACTCACATTTCAATTGTGCATGTAAATGAACTTCCATATGATAAAGAGTACCCAAAAGAACTAAAAGCACAAATCATGCATCAAATAAAAGCAGATAGATAAAACAATACCCGGTACATAAGTACCGGGTATTTTGTATCTATAACACGAACTAATGACAAAGCGCTTAGCAATAGCGAGTAACGTAATAGGCGGTTTCTTTCACCCGTGCTTTCCTATCCGTTCAGTGTATTACATTCGTGCAGACACCTATTTAATAAGATAGTGCTTTTAAAATAGCGTCCTTGCATCTAAGGTCTTTAAACCTAAAGCAGCCTTTTTCAAAGTAGAACCTCATATTGCTAATAAACAAGTCATTCTTTTTAAGCATTACATAGTTTACCTGATGGTCGTCAGTAGTAACGGTTATTTTGTACGGGAATGTTGCATCGGCTTTATCGTCGCAATATATAATTCCCATTTCCGCATATTCACGGATAGCATAGTCGCCTCCCATATAGCGCAATGTGCCTAGGTATCTACTATTACCTATAGGCTTATCAACAAAAGCCTTGTTATCATTAAGATAAAGACCTTGGCTTGAATATGCGACATATTTATTATCAGCAAATGCCGCATGAAAACGACTATTATTTTGAGCATGCGCCGCACTTTCAACAAATCCCTGCTCAAGCACAAACCCGTTTCCGCGAACGAACTTAGTCTTAGCATCAAGTCTTGAGCAAATATTGAACTCAATATAGTATGGATTAAGTAACGTAACGGGGTTGCCTATCATGTAAACGGGGACATATCGAGAGTGTGAGCCTTGTCCTCGCGCAATACTGTCATGAATAGAAATGAATTTCTGAACTTCATTAGCGCAATAATGGTTTGTTTCGCTTTGGAACTCATCAAAAAGAAACATATCTACGTCTGATAAGAGATGGGAGTATTTCTTTATCTGGTCTGCCTGATTAAGAGCAACGGCGTAACCGCAGCTTTCCTCGTTAAGAAACAGCTCTGTATACACGCCTTTAGCTCTAGGCTTAGAGGTCATAACATCGTCGGGGAAAAACAATCCCTTGATATCTTTAAAGAATTTATCATGACATTCTGAAAGCTCATAGTTAAAGCGATAAATCAAACAGAATTTGCGTATCTGTTTACGCTTATATCTATTAACTGCAAGTCTATTAAACCATGTAGTCTTTCCGGCAGAGCGGTTAGAAGTACACAAGAATATTTCCGGCGTACAGCCGTCAAGGTCTTTCAAGGATAGCAGCTTAGTACCGTCATAAAATTCTGGCATAGTGGCGGATTTGTCACCCCTTTGTAACTAATTATTTCAACTTTCTATTATTAATTATAGCATACCTATTGACAAATGTCAAGCCTTTTGCTATAATTAAATAGAGGTGAAAAGCATGACTTTAGAGCAAATTTGTGAGTCCTTGAGAGTTGATATCGCGTCTCATAAAAGGCGCGTCGCTGAACTCACGCCACAACTCAATGATTTTGAACTAACTACGGGTGATAAGCAGCGACTTTATAAGCGCATTACGCAGCTCAATTGGATGATATCAGATATGCAACAGAGCTTGTACACCTTAGAACATTATTATGAGGAGTGATGCATATGCGCGTATCCTGAGCTTGAAAGCTGGAACGAGTTTTATCCAAACGAAATTTTTATTGCAATAACTAACTCAGACACAGAGGGTGCTTATTTACCCGTCTTAAAAAAGGCTAAAATTGGCACGACCATTGTTTTGGGGGAGAACTGTTCTATAACCACGACATACAAAAAAGTGGGGGATATCGAAGATGGTGCTGACATTAATTCAAGCCTTATTATTTTGGGGGAAGTTGCTCGGGGTGCTGGGTAATAATTAGGAGGTGAAAAAATGGATGCAATAGTTTCAATTATTTCAAGCGTGGGTTTTCCGATTGCAATGTGCCTTGTTCTTCTTTGGTATATCAACAAGAAAGATGAACAGTACGTCAATCAGCTTACAGAAATGGAAAACGAACTGGACAGCGTTAAAATGGACACGACTAAAGCGCTAGTTGAAGTGAACACGTCGCTAATGAATAATACGCGAGTTATTGAGCGAAATACCGAAGTGCTTGATAACATTAGTAAAAAGTTAGGTGATTAAATGAAAGTCTATTTATCTCCGTCAGGGCAGACTTATAACAAGTATGCCTATGGCAATACTACAGAAGCAGACCAGTGTGAAAAGATAGGTATGGCGTGTGAGGAAGCACTTAAACGTTCAGGAGTGACTGTTAAGCGCGCCCACAAAACTCAGCATACCGACGATAACGTAAAGGAGTCAAACGCATGGGGGGCTGATTATCACATATGCATTCACACCAATGCAATAGGTGGCGATAACAGCGCACCAAAAGCTGAGGGATGCGTTATATTCACAGCTAAGGCAAACGTAAATTCTACAATGCCGCATGTAATCCTTGACGAGCTGCAAACCTTAAAAGGGAAAACCTCACCGTATGGGGTACGCGCACACAGCGGACTCTATGAAATTAACGCAAGCAGAGCTAAGTGCATATATATTGAAGTAGAATTTCATGACAATGCTAAGCTTGCTAAATGGATTATCGAGAACACCACTAAAATAGGCGAAGCCATAGCAAAAGGAGTGTGTAAAGCATTGGCTATTGAGTATAAACCAAAGACTAAACCCCTTAACCCTGAAATGGAAAAATACAAAACCCTTGCTGTAAAAAAAGGAATTATCAAGGGTTATGCCAATGGCGAATACGGATGGAATGACCCTGTAACTAGAGAGCAGCTTGTCACCATATTAGGCCGACTCGGTTTGATTAATGGCTAATTATCTATATTCACCCTATGAAGCGCTAATATGGAAACTGCTTTTTAATGAGTTTCATAATGCATTTGCCGTTGCCGGTATTATGGGATGGATGTATGGAGAGTCTTATCTCGTCCCATATACAGCCGAAAATGACACTAAATCCGCAGGATTAAAAGCATCAGCTATAATCACGGGTAGATTTGACCGTTTAGGACTAAATGAAACAGGGCAGTTTTCAGGCGACTATAATGGGGTATGGATTAATGATAATCTATACGCGCAATACTGGGTTGTAAACGGCCGGCGTTATGGTGGCGGTTACGGTTTAGCGCAATGGACGGAAAGCGGAATAGGCTCACGAAAATACAGAATGTATGAATACTGGAAAACGCGCTATCGGGCAGGAGACAGATATTCGATAGGTGATGCTCATTTTCAAATTAAATGGCTCGTCTATGAAATGAAAACGTGGTATTCCAGTACATACTCAGCCTTAAAGCGTGTTAATGATGTTAGACGCGCGATGTATATTTACGGCCTCAATTATGAAGTCGGCGGAAATGTGGCATGGACTAACCAAATTGTTGCCGACCGCATCTATTTTGGGGTAAATCTATATAATAAGTATTCAGGCGCAACGCCAGTTGACCCACCTGACCCAGGTATTCCTGTGCCGCCTGACCCTGACCCTGACCCCGACCCTATACCCCCTGAACCCGGCCAACCTGATACAGCAAGAATGCCGTTATGGATGCTAATTGACTATAACAGATAGGAGACTATATGCCAAAACTTGAACGTGACGCTTTTATGGAACGTATAAAAGCAATTGTGGGCGAAGCGACAGACGATGATGCATTGTCGTTTATTGCCGATATGACAGACACCTATGACGGGCTTGCTCAGCCGTCAGACTGGGAAGAAAAATATAACACTGAGCATGCGGCGCATGAAGCGCTGAGAAAAGAGTACCGTGATAGGTTTTTCTCAGGTGGTGGGACTCCCCCGGCTGACTCTGAGCCTGATAAGCCCGGAGCAGAAGAAATAACCTATGAAGATTTATTTAAGTAAAGGAGGAAAAATTATGCCTACTAAACCTCATATTGCAACACTCGTGAATAACACTCAGAATATACTGAATGCTATTCGCAATAATGCTAGCATTAACTATCAGAACTATGTACCTGTAGCAACTAGTGACCCCGAGAGCATCCGCGAAATTGGCTCGGTTATCATGTCTTATGCAGGACTCCAGAATGAATTTTTGTCTGCACTCGTTAATCGTATTGGTAGAGTTATTCTTACCTCCCGTACATACCAGAACCCGTGGGCAATGTTCAAAAAAGGTTTCCTTGAGTTTGGTGAAACCATAGAAGAAATTTTTGCGAACCTTGCAAAGCCGTTTACCTTTGACCCCGACATTGCCGAAAAGGAAGTTTTCAAGCGCGAAATACCTGACGTTCGCACGGCATATCATGTGCTGAATTATCAGAAGTTTTACAAAGCAACGGTATCTCAGGAGCAGCTTAGACAGGCGTTTCTTTCATATCAGGGTGTTACCGACCTTATTGCTGCAATCGTTGACAGCATGTACACGGCGGCAAATTATGATGAATTTATTACCATGAAGTATATGCTTGCAAAGCGTATACTTAACGGACAGATGTACCCCGTAACTATACCTACCGTTGAGACCGCTAACATGAAGTCAATTATTTCGGTCATTAATGGTGTTTCTAATCAGATGACTTTCCTCTCGTCTGAGTACAACCTTGCAAAGGTATATAAGGCAAGCAAGAAAGAGGAACAGTATATTCTTGTTGACGCGCAGTTTGCTGCTACGATGGATGTTGAAGTACTTGCGGCATCTTTCAACATGGACAAGGCAGAGTTTATGGGACACGTCGTTATGATTGACGGCTTCGGTAAACTTGATAACGCAAGACTTAATGAGCTGTTTTATGGGGATGAAACCTACGAGGAAATAAGCGCTGCAAATCTTACCGCGCTTAATGCAATTCCGGCTGTGCTTGTTGACGAAGACTGGTTTATGATTTTCGATAACCTGATGCAGTTTACCGAGCAGTACAACGGACAGGGGCTGTATTGGAACTACTTCTATCACGTTTGGAAAACGTTCTCCGTTTCCCCGTTCGCTAACAATGCTCTGTTCATTCCCGGAACACCGGCAGTTACGGGCGTTACGGGCAAGCCCGCTCCTGCCA